TTAAACGGCGATGACGATCCACTTTTCTTTGCGCTCGTCATGATAGAGCTCAGTCATCTTCGCTGAACTATGTCCAAGCAATTCCTGAGTGTTGATCCCCTGAGCTTTATACAAGCGTTCAGAAAGAGAACGTTGTTCGTGAAATGTCGGCGGGGTTTTACCCTTTTCAATTTTAATTTTTGCGCAATCCCGGGCTTCGGCAAATCGCTGTGTTAATGATCCTTCAGCCACAGGTGAACCCAGCGCCGAACCGCCGATGACTGTTGAGTTATGGACAAGATGTTTACTCAGCACACGGTCGCGACATTTGTTGATCACATCACGAACACTCATGTTGATGGCGTCACATCGCAACGAGAGGGGGATCGCTATCCGGATTTTTCCTTTACCTTTTCCCTGGACAATATGAAGCATGTCATCCCAGATATCAGAGAATTTCATTTTTACTATGTCGCCACGCCGCTGGCCAGTAACTACAGCGAGCAGCATTGCATTGCAGATGTACGGTGACCTACGTTCTGCTTCGTGATAGATCGCCCACCAGTTCTCGAGCGTGAGTCGCTGTCTGGAGACTTCATCCAGTGGTTTACGTGTGGCCAGTGCCGGATTAAAGCCGGGCGGAACCTCACCGGCAAACTGTGCTTCCTTAAACATGTCGATCCATGCAGCTCGCATGACCTGTGCCATTCTTGTTTTATTTGCATCGACATATTCGTTTATCAATGCAGCCATCTCACGTGCGCCGAACTCTTTGAGCAATGTGTTTTGAGAACGAGCCGAGAGAAGTTCAGCACATGCTTTGCGCCCCCTGGCAGTAGATGATGCCAGCTCTTTTCGCTGCACACGTCGGTCAAGGATGGCTTTGTATTCTTTCACCCATTGCTTTAATCGCATGTTCTGAGCATTTGGTTCGGCTTTTTGTTTCGCAATATCTATCAGGGCGAAAGATTGAGAAGTTAATTGCTCAGCCGTAATGCGATTCATTTCAAGTGCCGCTGCATGCGCGGCATCTGAATCCGTACCAAAACCAATAAACTCCCCCGTAATGGGGTGACGATATTGCCAGTACGTTTTGTTGTTTCGCTTATCCAATTTGCAATACAAGTTCGGTGTTGAAATGTTGTATTTACGGGGTCTTGCTGCCATTAAGTGCTTTCTCCACTAAAGTGCGGGCGCTGGCAGGGAGATGGTTCGATATTTCGACCCGTTCAACCATACCAACAAACCTGGCTTCCTCATCAACAACCCATCGGCGACCTTGCTTAACGGCTGGCGGATATGTTTGCCGCGTTTTCGCAATACGGTGAAGGGTGGCTTTGCAGGGAGGTTCTTTGAAGCCATTTGGTCCTGCTGCCCATTCCGCTAAAGAAACTAATTGGCCCATACTATTACTCCACACGTTTAGTTATAGCCGGCTGCACACCGGTTTACTGACTGACCCGAAATCGGCCGTAATATTTCCCAGCTCGCCACCAGAGCATTTTCATACCCGGCGGCATTGCTGGTGCAAACTCAACTGGGACAAACCACAGATTCAGCATTCTTTTCACAAAAAAACGCCTGACGAAATGCGAACGGGTTGTTTCAATCATGGCTGCATTCCTAAATAAGTAATTCCCAGATTTCGGCGTGAGCGAATCCCTTGCCAGCATTGGCAATTAAATTTCAGTAATAACGATTCACTAAATGCCCCAGTGGACCAGGGCATTTAAGGCCGCGCTATCAGGCTTTGAATTCGCCGATACAGCGGCGCACACCGCGAGAAATTACTCACACACATAGACAAGGGCGGCCGGTAATGCACAGGGCGTGCTGGGTGGGTGCCAGCGACCCTTGTCTATGCCTGCGAAAAAATTGGCGGTGGTCATGATCAGAACACTATCTTCGCTCCCCCTGATGTTGGATGGTTGAAGAGTCATGCCACCGCCGAAAGACAGCTACATACAGCAATTATCGAGGTTCCACGTCGATCTGAATGGGCGGCGGGAGTCGAACCCGCAATCGGGTAGGGAACCCGACCATCACCAGGATGCTTTGCACAACGGGAAGAACACTGGGACTGTGGTCATATTGGGTTGATGGTAAGTGAGTCCCTCAACCCCCAGTGTTCTTTCCGTTGTGCCTGTTCCTTGTGGATACATTATGTATCCATGGGGTACATTGTCAAGGCGAAAAAAAACCTGCCGAAGCAGGTTGCGGGATAATAATTTCTTTAGGCTCTGTAACGTCTTGGTTTTCCTGAGAAAACAACGGTGCCGATTATTGAACAATTACCATCAATTTTTATGTACTGCTCGGGCCAGCCCTTGTTTAAGGCTTTCAGATATTTACTCCCCGCATCTTCTACGAGTCGTTTGAACGTTGTCTCGCCGGAATCAAGCAGCAAAGCGATCACATCATCACCATGAACAGGTGCAACCTCTGGATCAACGAAAATCATATCGCCAGGACGATACTCGTCGATCATTGAATCGCCAATGACTCGAAGAATGTAGGTCATAGAGCCGCAAGGGACCGGGCAGGGATATGTTTCGGATAAACTCAAATCTACCTCGGAATAACCAATCTCAGTCCAAGCCCCAGCCTGCACCCATGAAATCACCGGCACCATTTTGATGGTGAGTTCGGTGTCAGTGACATCCGGAGCTGAAGTAATATTCGTGGCCTGATGTTCCTTGTCCAACCAGCCATCTGGCAAATCAAAACACTTTTCAATGTGACGTGCCAAATCATCCCCAATTTTTTTCGTAGGATTCTTTCCGATCACTCGGCTGACTTGGGTTGGCTCTCTTTCGATTAGGCCAGCAAAGGAAGAATTTCCCCCGGCACTATCTCTGAGCTTCCTGGCGTTATCCCGCCGGATTTCATCGTTTGTCTTCATACACTCATTAAACTTCGTGTACCTAATGGGTACAAGTATCTTGCGGGTTCATTTAAATAGTGCATAATGTATCTCGGAGGTACATATGATTAAAAACTATTGGGATGCTTTAACAAAACCAGAGCAAAACGCCCTGGCTAAAAAAGTTGGTAGCAGTAGTGGTTATCTCAGACTCGTTTTCAATGGCTACAAAAAGGCAGGTTTTTCCCTTGCTCAACGCCTTGAAGAAGAAACTGCTGGCGCTGTTACCAAGAGTCAATTACGGCCTGATATCTACGGGAATACTACTTCTCAAACGGCCTGATATAAACCACAAAACGAGGTAATGCCTTGTGGACAATAAAAACTATCCCGCTCCAGAAGACATAACAACAGCAATGCACAAGCTGATCACGTCATTTCCTGGTGGATATGGCGCGATGTCTCAACGGCTGGCGCATAACGGGACTCATAACGCCCTGAGCAATCGCGTTCGTCAGGTTGGTGGCCAGATGGTGCCATTCGGTATGGCGATCATGATGGAGCAAATTTCTGGGCGCTCTGACATCACTGAAGCTATGTGCCGGATCAACGGCGGAACCTTCGTTAAGTTCCCAGATATTGAGGAAATGGGTAACGAAGAGCTGCTGATTAAGTTCAATGAGTTGCTGGCAGCGCTGGGTCAATTTGCAAAGGCTCACAACGAATTCACCTCTGACGGTGTTCTGGATCGTGACGAAAGCAAGCGGATGAGGATCAAGGGGTATCGAGTTCAGAGTTTGGTGGCGGAAATCATGGCTGTGACAGAACTGCTGTTTGGAGAAGGTGACGCCTCAGGAGTGCAGTCCCGAGGCGTCGGGTGCGCATCAATTAAACGTGTGGAGTAATTAACGCATGAACAGTGTAAACCGCGTTCGGCCTGCCGTGCAATTTCAATGTGTCTCACTGCGACCATGTGTGTATGTGCAGATAGTACGGGAGCCGGGAAAACCGGACAACCACAAGGTTGTGCCTGCTTCTGTGGTTCTGAAAAAGTGGATTGAATTTTATGTCGCTGGCTATCTGGCGCGAATTGCAAAGGCAGGATAAATCATGAGCGTTAAGTTATCCGCATACGTCTGGGATGGTTGCGCTGCTGCCGGTTTGAAGGGCGTGAAGCTTCTGATTATGGCGCGGCTTGCTGATTTCTCAAACGATGATGGGATCAGCTATCCGGGCGTGGATACGATTGCTCGGCAGACTGGGGCTGGTCGCAGCACTGTGATTACGGCAATCACCGAACTTCAGTCAGATGGGTGGCTGGTACGCAAAGAGCGCCGCAAAGGCAATCGCAACCAAAGCAACTTGTATTACTTGAACGTTAAAAAGCTGCGTACTGCTGCCAGTGCTTTTTATGCTGACGGTTCAGAATCTGAACATTCAGAATCTGAACGTTCAAAATCTGAATGTACAGAATCCGAACGTTCAGAAAACAAGAAAAATTCCGATTTTGACGGTTCAGAATCTGGAGGGGATCCGTCAGTAAATTCAAAACAAGATCCATCAGATAATAAAACCCTTAGTCAGGCCGCTGCGCAGCCAGACGATAGCAGCGATGAAAGTTTTCTTGCTCTTCACCCAGAAGCGGTGGTGTTCAATGCCAAAAAACGCAAGTGGGGCAGCGAAGACGACTTGACCGCTGCCGAATACATCTGGCGAAAAATAATCCAGATGTACGAACGGGCTGCCGAATGCGACGGCGAGATTGCCCGACCGAAAGAACCGGACATGACCCTGTGGGCCAACGAAGTCCGCCTGATGTGTACTGTCGACGGTCACACACACAAGCAAATCTGTGAACTATTTGTCCGCGCTAACCGCGACCCATTCTGGTGCAAGAACATCCTTAGCCCGTCGAAACTCCGCGAGAAATGGGACGACCTGACAATCAGATTGAGCTGCAATGCCATAGCAGGCGCGGCATCAGAACCGCACTGGAACAGCCCTGAAGCATGGGAGAACACCCTGTGAACAAAATGATGATGGCAGTTAAAAACCGCGACGGCGCCGCGCTGGCCAAACTGATGCCAGAAGAGCAACCGCAACGCGTCGTGAACGCTGACGCTGAGAAGTTGGTCGATGTGCTGTTCACCAACCTGATGCAGATTTTTCCCGCTGCCAGGCAGACTGCACTGAGTACCCCGGCTGATGTGGCGGCAGCAAAGCGTCAGTGGATCATGGCATTCGTTGAAAGCGGCTTGACCACACTGGAACAGGTTCAGGCTGGCATGCGCGTTGCCCGCCAGCAGGAAACAGACTTCTGGCCGAGCTGCGGCAAGTTCATTGGTTGGTGTAAGTCTGGCGCTGCTCAGGCTGCTGGCCTGCCGTCGGTCGATGAGGTCATGGCCGAGTTCAACCAGTATTGCGCCCGCCGCGGCGACTACAGCACCCCAGCGGCTTACCCGTGGTCAGCGCCGATCATGTACTGGATTGTGACCGACGTTCGCCGCCTGATGTTTCAGAACAACTTAACCGAAGGCGAAGTCCGCAAGTCCGTACAGCGCCAGCTGATCATCTGGGCAAAACGCCTGGCGAAAGGTGAGCAGGTCCCAGCACCGGTTGTGATGCTGTCCGCGCCAAAAGCGCCAGCCGGTCCAACCCCCGCACAGATCATGTATGACGAGTATCTCCGGAAAAAACGGGAGGGCTGGTTATGACATCAGAATTCGCAAGCACCACACCGATCGAGCATAAAGACCGCTGGCAGACGCCGGTAGAATTCTTCACCGCGCTGGATCTGGAATTTGGTTTCTATCTCGATGTTGCCGCCGACCACCAGAACGCACTGTGCGCCCGGTACCTGACAGAAGCAGATGATGCGCTGGCCACTGAGTGGGAAAGCTACGGCGCAATCTGGTGTAACCCGCCATACAGCGAGATCACCCCGTGGATTGAGAAGGCCGCCGAGCAATGCCGTGCCCAGCACCAGGCGGTGGTGATGCTTTTGCCCTCCGACACCTCAACCGGTTGGTTCTCGCTGGCGCTGACTACCGCCGACGAAATCCGCTTTATCACTGATGGTCGCTTGTCCTTTATCAATGCCGGTACCGGCAAGCCAGGCAAGAACGGCAACAGTAAGGGCAGCATGCTGGTCATCTGGCGCCCATTCATCAAACCACGCAGCCAGTTCACCACGGTTTCGCGTGACGCGCTGATCACTGCTGGCGCTGATTATCTTCAGGAGGTGGCGGCATGACTAAGAACCAAAAAATTAGGCTCCAGTTCATTGATGCAATGTTCGCAGTGCACGGACGCGTCAGCAGGGCTCAAATTATTGATGTCTTTGGCGTTGCAATGGCTTGTGCATCAAAAGACCTCACTGCTTATACCAAATTAAATTCTCAGGTTTATTTCAGTCATCAACATCTCAGTTATCTCTGCCGGGAATATTTTATGCCGGTTGAAGGGCTTTTGGATTTGCCCGCCGTTAAATTCCTGGAAAGCCTCAGCATTGTTTTTGCTGTGCCTAATCTGGCGCTTGAAGAAAATGTCATGCCAATTCCACGGGCGGTCAACCATGAATGAATTCCAGCAAATCTGGCTCGATGCCTATCGCGGATATCTTAAAGCTGCATCTTATACAGGTGAGTTGTGCCCGTCGGATTACACCGCAGCACGGGAACATGCTGATGCTGTACTGATCAGTCTGATCAAAGCAGGGGAGGTGAATTGTGATTGATGAACCGAAAGACGACAGCGAAAACGTGTTGGCCTTCACCAAACGCTTTGAATCAAACGCTGATATCAAAGAAATGCTCAACCTTGTCAAAGCCGATAAGCCAGAGCATGCGCCATATCGTTGCGGCCATGTGAATGTTTTGGTTGATGAACACCTTCGACAGCTTACATGTCGGCGCTGTGGTGCGGTTGTTGATGCGTTTGACTGGATCAACGCGCGCGCAGAGGGAGAGCAGAAGATTGACTGGGAACTCAAATCCCTGCGGCGGGAAGTTGTTGAACATCGGGAAGGCCTTGAAAAGCTTAAACGGGAAGAGCTGAACACGCGAAATCGCATTAAAAACGCCGAAGGCAAGCTGGCGAAGATCAGCATGGAAATCGCCAACAAGAGCATTGCCGCCGGTATTCCAGTCGCCGCCGTCACCCGCGACACCTATACCGACGCGGAGAATTCATGATGAAACTGATCCTGCCATTCCCGCCGAGCATCAACGGTTACTGGCGCTCTACTAAAAAGGGCGTCCTGATCAGCGAGCGTGGGCGGATCTTCCGGTCGAACGTGTTGGCGGCGATTTATCAGCAGTTGCGCAGCCGTCCGCCCGCGCTGCTGACAGAACTGGATGTGCATCTGGTTCTTTACCCACCGAACAGGGCGAAACGCGATTTAGATAATTTCCAGAAGGCGCTGTTTGATGGCCTGACCCATGCGGGGATCTGGAAGGACGACAGCCAGGTCAAACGCATGACAGTTGAATGGGGAGAGGTAACGAAGGGTGGTAAGGCAGAAATAACGATTACTGATTTCAAAACCGCCGGTGTGCAGCCGGTTTAACGTGTGGAGTGATTATGTCGAACAGTTTGCTGTCAGGAAAAGTGGTAACGATGTCGAGCCGTGAGATTGCTGAGCTGGTGCAAAGTAAGCATAGCGATGTGAAACGGTCAGCTGAACGGCTCGCAGTTGGTGGAATTTTAAGCGCGCCGTTGGCGCACACCCCCTATTTTCATGAGCAAAACGGTCAGGAGTATCAGGAGTACTGGTTCAATAAACGTGATTCGCTGGTGCTGGTTGCCCGCCTGTCGCCTGAATTCACCGCCGTGGTAGTGGATCGCTGGCAGGAACTGGAATCGAAAAGCCAGTTACCCCAGTCATTGCCGGAAGCTTTACGACTTGCTGCTGATCTGGCCGAAGAAAAACAGGTGCTGGAATCACAGATGGCGCTGGCGGCCCCGAAAGTGGAATTCGTTGATCAGTACGTGATGGCTAAGGGTTCTATGGGATTCCGCGCGGTCTGCAAATTGCTGCATGCGAAAGAACCGGAATTCAAGATGTTCCTGCTCGAGAAAGGCATTGTTTACCGGTTGGAAGGCCAGTTGACGCCAAAGGCCAATCATTTAGAGGCAGGCCGGTTCCAGGTGAAAACCGGTACCAGCCAGCAGAATCAGCATGCGTTTCGCCAGGCCAGATTCACGGCAAAGGGCGTTGAATGGGTTGCCGGGCTGTGGGCTGGTTATCTGCGACAGAAACAGGAGGCCCACGCGTGAGAGCATTGTTAAAACCGTATCCTCAGAGGGAACTGGGGATCGTGCAGTTCGCGCTGCCAGCGGACATGGTGAAGTTCTTCAGCAGTAAACGCCTGCTGATCACCAACGAACCCACTGACCTGCATACCATGCCTGACGGTCTGGTACCGGTTGAAGCCCAGTCACTTTCGCGGGATCCGCGCCTGTCTGGTTTTCTGTCGTCTCCGGCGGTCATTGCCAAAGTCGGCGGCATGGCGGCACTGACGCTGTGGGTTAAGCGCCACCGCGTCTGTCAGTGCCCGGATTACAACGGAGAATACCATCACCATGAGCTGGTACAGGTTCCGCGCGGTCTTGGCGTGGTCTGTCTGTGCTGGGCGCATGACAACGAGTTTCGGGAAAAAGAATCGCCAAAACTGGATGCGACCGCGCTGGCGAACGCCGCCGAATTTGTGACTGAGGCAATCCGGTACCGGTATGGTCTGCCTGACGGCCGTCACCTGACCTTGCCAGAATTGTGCTGGTGGGCAGTTTCGAAAGGGCTGGTTCACCAGCTGCCGGAAGAAGTGGTCTGCGCGGCACTGGGAATGAAATACAACCCGCCCGGCGGCCAGCGTAAAGAGGCTGACGTCAACCCGTGGGAGAAGCAACCCCGTGAAGAACTGGCGAACAACATAAAACCGGTGCTGGCGCTGGCAATCGATCCGGAAACGAACGAATCCTATATGCTTCGCCCGAAGCGCCGCCGGTACGAAAACGCGAAATACACCAAATGGGTAAAGCGCCAGCCATGTTGCGGCTGTGGGAATGGGTCTGATGATCCGCACCACATCACCGGCAATGGATTTGGTGGAATGGCGACAAAAGCGCATGACTTGTTCGTGATCCCGCTGTGCAGAGGGTGTCACGACTCACTTCATAAAGATGTAGCCGCTTGGGAAGCAGAGCACGGTACACAGGAACACCTGTTACTGACGACATTAGACCGCGCGCTGGCGATGGGTGTTATCGCTACCGGCAAACAAAAGTAAAAGTGTGGAGAGAATAATGCGTGATATTCAACTGGTACTGGCTCGTTATGGCGTGTGGGCTCGCGATAATTCCGGCGTGAACTGGTCGCCGATTGCCGCGGGCTTTAAAGGTCTGCTGCCGACTGAATCCAGCAAGGTCGAATCCTGCTGTGATGATGATGGTCTGATTGTTGATGCCGCGGTAGGGCGTTTGGCCGCCGTCCGTAAACCGGAAGAGGTAACTCTCATCATGCTGCATTACCGCTTCGGTCTGTCCAAACGGAAAATTGCGAGGATGTACAAGGTGAGTGAAGGCCTGATCCGCCAGCAGTTGCAGGTTGCTGAAGGCTTCGTTGATGGTTGCCTAGCGATGACCGGCGCGGTATTGGAAATGGACGCTTACACCCAGAAAGTCCGAGTCGCGAAAGTCGCTTAAAAAGTTCTAGTGCGCTACGCAAAAACTCTTGTAACCTGTTAAGAGTGGTCACGTAGTCACAAAGCTTAGACAATCTCAGGTTTCATAAGGAAATGATGTGAAAAAACTCCTTAGTTTATGCGCTCCCCTTGTTTTGACCGTGCTTATAACCTCCGGCTGCACTAAGTCGAATAGCGTAAGAATTCTAAACAAACCTATCAAGTCCGAATGCCCATCCTCTACTTCTTTGGGAATAGCGTGTTACGGTGGCGAGATTAAAAAAGCTATAGAAATTAAATTTCCTCACGCTGAGCGATTTGCTGGACGCTCTTGTAGTTTAAAGATGCATCTTGAACGAGATGGCACCTTAACTGATGTGTCTGTTCTTGAGGGGGACCCGGCACTCTGTGATGCTGCGATGGCTGCACTAAAGCGAGCTGATTTACCTCAACCCCCGAGTGATGAAGTTTACCAAGTTTTTGAAAATGCTCCGCTAGACTTCAAGCCATAATCAATTTTTCTGGTTGGGTTTGAGATAAAATTAGAATTATTTATTGAACAAGGCTGCCAAGTTGGCGGCCTTTTTTTATGTCCTCAATTCGGTTGTGAAGACACCAGCAGCGATAAGTTTTATTAAATGAAAAAAATGCCCCGGCATCTGCCAGGGCTTAACTGTTTGTGGAATGGGCGGCGTACATGATGCTGATAACATCGTGCACGCCATTCGCCCGTTAGTTGGTCACGAGCGAACCGAGGCCCATTGCTGATGTGCACACAGCAAATGGAGCCTATCAAAAAGGGCGTCTCTGATCTATGAAAAATACTGTAAATTTAAACAGTATAAATATTATTTGTGCTGACTCACTCCAATACATCAAAACATTACCTGATAACTGCATTGACCTGATAGCAACTGATCCTCCGTACTTTCGGGTTAAATCATGCCAATGGGATAATCAGTGGCCTGATGAATCGGCTTACCTTGCGTGGCTGGATGTGATGTTTGCAGAGTTTTGGCGGGTATTGAAACCATCGGGCAGCCTATATGTTTTTTGTGGTTCGCGCTTAGCTGCTGACACTGAGTTGCTGATGCGTGAGCGGTTCAAAATTCTGAACCATATCATCTGGGCTAAACCTTCTGGACCTTGGAATAGGCAGCACAAAGAAGACTTGAGGTCTTTCTTTCCAGCCACTGAGCGGATCCTCTTTGCTGAGCATTACAGCGGTCCGTATAAAGGTAAGTGCTCCAAATACTCAACTGAGTGCCAGGAGCAACGCAAAAACACGCTTAAGCCTCTGGTGGAGTATTTCAGCAATGCCCGCAAAGCTTTAGGGATCACAGCGAAAGAGATTCATGAGGCAACCGGCAAGCAAATGGCTTCGCATTGGTTTAGTGAAAGCCAGTGGCAATTGCCGAGTGAAAAGGACTACTTAGCGCTTCAGACCTTATTTGAGAAGGTTGCCCGAGAGAAACATGCCCGGCAAGAATTGGAGCTTCCTCACCATCAGTTGGTAGAGGAATATCATTCTTTGTCTCGGCATTATGCGGAGCTGGTGAATGAATTGAAACGCCTCAGGCGTCCGTTCGCGGTTACGAGTCTCGTACCCTTTACAGATGTTTGGACATATAAGTCTGTCCAGTATTACCCCGGTAAACACCCGTGCGAAAAACCAGCCGAGATGATGAGAGATATCATCAGCGCCAGCAGTAGGCCGGGTGATGTAGTTGCTGATTTTTTCATGGGGTCAGGTTCCACGATAAAAGAGGCAATCAAGCTGGGACGTTTCGCGCTGGGCGTGGAACTCGAAGAGGAACGTTATAACCAAACGTTGGAAGAAATTTTCCCGAAAAATTGAGGGTTAACGAATTTTATCGTCTTTTAGTTCACGTTTCGAAAAAAAACCTCACCTCTGTTCCAAACAGTAGATGAGGTAGCCAATCTTCGGCCAACACCAGGGAAGTCAAAACAGTACAACTTTAGTGTGTAACTGTTAAATATTTTTTAAGTGAAATTAAGGGCTGCCAAAGGGCAGCCTTTTCCGTTTTTAGCGGCCAGTCAATCAGCTAGCCATTCAACTTTCGCAAAGTGACTGAGCCGCTAATTCCTTCTTTTATTACGACTACGCACCCAACCGGCAGACCGGAGGGGGAGACTATGAAAATGGACCAAAGCTCAGGAAATATCGTCACGCAGTTCTTTGCGTGGTTCGCTGCGATAGCGGCCGCCTGCGGTTTCACCACACAAGACATGATTTACATGCTGTTTGGCCTAATCGGCGTGATCATTTCCTTTGCGTCGTATGTCAGTGGTCGCCTGGACGCCCGCAAGGCACGAAAAGAAAATGAAAAACGCACCAAAATTGTCAGTGACTATCTTGACGATGCGCGTGCCAAACCAGCTCACGAAAAACCAGCAGCCGCAAAGGTGATCAGCGAAGCGCTTTCAAAAGCGGAAGGCTGATATGGCGAACATTAAAACAAAGCTCAGCGCTGCGATGCTAGGGCTGATTGCTGCTGGCGCTTCTGCACCGGTGATGATGGCTCAGTTTCAAAGTGAGAAAGAAGGTACGAGCCTTACTGCTTATGCAGACCGCGGCGGGGTTTGGACAATTTGTGGCGGCGTCACACGCGTTTACGGCAGGCCTGTTGTAAAAGGTCTGAAATTAACCCGAACACAGTGTGACGCCATCGATAAAGCAGAACAGGCCAAAGCGCTGGCATGGGTTGATAAAAACATTCATATCCCGCTGACCGAGCCCCAGAAAGTCGGTATTGCGTCGTTTTGTCCGTGGAACATCGGCCCTGGCAAATGCTTCCCTTCAACGTTCTACCGAAAAATTAACGCTGGTGACCGCCTTGGTGCATGCGCAGAGATTAAACGCTGGATCTGGGACGGTGGGAAAGATTGCCGAATTCGGGCGAACAACTGCGCCGGACAGGTCATCAGGCGTGATCAGGAAAGCGAGCTGACGTGCTGGGGGCTGGATGAATAACAATTTTTCGATCGTGTTGGTCTTCGTGGTTGGCGTGGCGCTGACCTGGTGGATTGAAGGAGTACGCTGGGACGCCGACGTGTCAAAGCTGAAAGCGAACCACACCGCAGAGCTGAAGAAACAAAGCGATCAGGCAGTGATTGACCTGACCAATCAGAAGAAGCGTACCGAAGCAGCTATGGCGGCTTTCGAGGCGCTGGACGCTAAGCACACGAAGGAAATGGCAGATGAACACGCCAAGAATGAGAAATTGCGCGCTGATGTTGCTGCTGGTACTCGCCGGGTGCGAATCGCCGCAGCAAACCTTGCCACCTGCAACCTCACAAGGGACAGCACTGCCGGCAGCAGCAGCCTGGGCGATGCAGTACAAATCGACCTCACGCCAGCAGGTGGATCAGTTGTTCTCAGTCTCAGAGAGTCAACCAGCAGAGACGCCGAAGTAATTCAATACCTTCAGGGTTATGCCGCTGAAGCCCAGAAACGTTGCAAAATTAACTGACAGGTAAAAGCCATGACCGTAAAAGCAAAATTCCGTTGCCATTTCATTCAGAAAGCAGATGATGACTCAAGCCGCACCATTCATATGAGTGCGGTCATTTCCGGCAGCCATGAAAACGAGGCCTGGTCTAAGCTCACGCCGGGCGGCCAGATTCAGATGCATATTTCAAACCCTGACGCATTCAACCAGTTCGAACAAGGCAAGGATTATTACGTCGAAATTCAGCCAGCGGGTTGAGTAGGAATTACAAAAGGTATTCACTGTTTACTTGCGGTCATGCACAATTGTCCCAAATCAACATTTTGGGATTTCAAATGAATTACGTATATCAGCTGCTGGTAGGTCTATTTTCTGGATGCTTTGCTGCTTGGGTAACCACCTTTTTTGCTTTAAGGCGTTTTTATAGTGAAAAGTGGTGGGAAAAAAGGGCTACAGCATTGATAGAGCTGACTGATGCAGTTTATCAACTTAAGCTGCTGCAAGAATATAATTATGACCTCAGGGATTATCATCGTGGTCCACCGGAAGATTCTCCTGATTTTGTAGAACTCTCAAAAGAACAGTTGGACGAAATGGAATTAGCAGCAGCAAAGGCTAGGAAATTAATTGCTAAATATAGCCAGGTCGGTCCATTACTTATAACTGATAAACTATCCAAAATATTAATAAGCTACGTTAATGAGGAGAAGAAAGTTGACTTTGATGTCCATTATAAAGGATGGGACTATGAAGAAGCCAATGAGCACCTTTTAATGATGACTAAAAAACTTTTGAATGATTTGCTTCAAGCATCAAGGGAAGAGTTAAAAGCAAAATAACCGCCTTTTGGCGGTTTTTTATGTCTGTGAAAGGTGGAAATTATGCGATTAACCGTTCTGGATGATGACCCTGGCATAAAATACACCCTGACCCTCGTATCAAAGTTTTTCTCGATGGCGTTGAGGTTAAGCACTGCGTCACCGCCGATGATGAGAAGAGTGAGGTAATCATCCTCGCGTCAGATGAAAATGGCTTCATGCTGGCTTTAAATGGCGAAGTTAAATACCAAGCCCTTCACGGAATTGTTCGGATAGAGCGTCAAGACTAACCCAATCAGGAGCTTTTTATGCAGGCCACTATTGATGGTGTCCCGTATGCGCCTGCGTGCAATTCGGGTTCAGGTTACCAACTAACATCGAAAGTAGTTTCAAATGAAATGATTAGCAGTGAAAGGTACTCCCGGAGGGAGGCCTCTCCACGGGGCGGCGGACTCGCGGAAAACGGCTAGTTTTCGTATTTTGATCACATCATCAGCAGTTGATGTATCACAATGATATTTCAGAAAAAAACATTGGCCTATCTGAGGGTGATAAAATTTATCTTCACCACGTTAAATTCTTTAGTGTTTTGTTTTTAAAGATATTTTTAGGCGTTGAGGTGATTGTGTGAGGTGGTGATGGAAAAGGTGGGTGATCTTGCTGAGGCGTTTAATTGGAGTATATCCAAGATTTCTGAAGCATTTTCAATGGATAGGGCAACAGTCAGAAAGAAAATTGTTGAAAATGATATTCAGGCTGCGGGGAGTTCTCGTGGTAATCCGACCTACGCACTTAAAGATGTTGCCCCTGTTTTGTTCGCCAGTGCCTGTAAAACTGATGAAGACATTAGGCATGATCCTTCACTCATGATCCCTAAAGAACGTAAGGATTGGTTCCAGTCGGAAAACGAGCGTATCAAGCTGGAAAAGGAACAACGCAACTTAATACCCGTGAATGAAGTAGTAACAGTCTATTCCGCGATGACAAAAGCAGTAGTTCAGGTACTTGAGACAATCCCAGATATTTTAGAGCGTGATTGTGCTTTAACACCCCAGGCGGTATCTGCAGTTCAGGCATCAATTGATGATTTACGAACGACGCTATCTGAAAGATCTTATCACGCCTGCGCTATTGACCTTATGAGAGATAAAGGGGAGGTGATTGCCGAGGAGGATTAATGGCATACGCGTCAGCGGAAAAGATAGGTCAGGATATTTCACTCATCCTCCGACCACCTCGCCGTATAAAGGTATCTTCAGCTGTACATAAATATATGCGAGTGCCTAAAGGTGCTGGTAATTCCGTTCCTTGGGATCCTAATGTTGCCCCCTATGTTGTCGAACCCATGGACATGCTGGCTTCGAGGGAATATGACGCGGTGATATTTGTTGGCCCGGCCCGTACCGGTAAAACCATCGGGCTGATTGATGGATGGGCTGTGTACAGTATTGTTTGTGATCCATCTGACATGCTTATTGTTCAGATGACCGAAGAGAAGGCAAGAGAGCACAGCAAAAAGCGTCTTGATCGTACTTTCCGCAGTAGCCCCGAAGTGGCAAAAAGACTCAGCCCACGTCGCAATGATAACAATGTGCACGACAAAATATTTCGTGATGGATCATTCCTTAAAATAGGCTGGCCCTCTATTAATGTTATGTCGTCGTCAGATTATAAATTTGTTGCACTGACGGATTACGACCGCTTTCCAGAAGACATTGACGGTGAGGGCGATGCGTTCGCTCTGGCCTCAAAACGTACCACAACCTTTATGTCATCCGGCATGACGTTGGTGGAGAGTTCGCCAGGTCGTCAAGTCACAGACACCAAGTGGCGGCGAAGTTCACTTCATGAAGCACCGCCGACCACCGGCATTCTTTCATTATATAACCGCGGCGATCGCCGCCGCTGGTACTGGCCTTGTCCGCACTGCGGCGAATATTTTCAGCCATCGAAAGATGTGGTGCAGGGCTATCAGAATATTGTCGATCCGGTGGTTGCCAGTGAGGCGGCATTCATTGAATGCCCACATTGCCGCGGAAAAGTCACAGCAGACCAGAAGCGCACTCTTAATCAGAATGGCGTCTGGCTTCGCGACGGTGAGCAGATTGACCGTCATGGTGTGATTACGGGTACCGCGAGACGTTCCCGCATTGCTTCCTTCTGGATGGAAGGCCCCGCAGCGGCATATCAGACCCTGTCCCAGTTGGTCTATAAGCTGCTTTCTGCCCAGCAGGATTATGAGGCAAACAGCAGCGAAGAAACCCTCAAAGCGGTGATCAACACTGACTGGGGCCTGCCTTATATTCCACAGTCGAGCGTCGAGCAGCGGAAATCCGAAACGCTCATGGCGCGCGCCACCGTGGTAACCAAGCGTACGGTGCCCGACGGTGTGCGTTTTCTGGTACCGACAGTTGACGTGCAGGGCGGCCGCAACCGGCGCTTTGTGGTGCAGGTGATCGGTTATGGGGCGCATGGTGAGCGGTGGATTGTCGACCGATACAACATCAAACAGTCGATGCGCACGGGGCCTAATGGTGAAAGCCTGCCTATTGATCCTGCTGGATACCTGGAAGACTGGGACTTGCTGCGCACGGACGTGCTGGATAAGACATGGCCACTCAACAGCAATCCAAGCATATCAATGCCCGTGCTGGCGATGGCCGTGGACTCCGGCGGTGAAGACGGGGTGACCGGTAATGCCTATGAGTTCTGGCGCCAATGCCGCCGCGATGGCGTCCACAAGCGCGTTTATCTCTTCAAAGGCGACAGCACCACGCGCAGCAAGCTGATCACCAAGTCATTGCCGGACAATACCGACCGTCCTAACCGGCGGGCGGAGGCCCGCGGCGACGTGCCGCTCTACCTGCTACAGACCAATATGCTCAAAGACCGGATCAGTAATGCGCTTCAGCGCGATACGCCGGGGGCTAACTACGTTCACTTTCCTGACTGGCTGGGGGAGTGGTTCTATGACGAACTGACCTATGAAGAAAGGGGGGCTGACGGCAAATGGACGAAGCCAGGTAAGGGGGCAAACGAAGCATTTGACCTGATGGTATACGCCCATGCGTTGGTGATTTTGCGCGGGTACGAGCGGATAAACTGGGAAAAACCGCCTTCATGGGCACAGCCCTTTGAGCAATCCACACCCAGCACGCATTCAGATCCCCAACCCATTCCAGCCAGCAGTAATCACAAAAAACCGAAAACAACCCGCGCCAAGACAGAGGATAAACCTTCTGCCTGGGCGCCATCGACATCAGGAGGCTGGGTATGAATCAGGCCGATATTGAAGACATGATCCAGCAGTATATGACCGCTGAACGCGCCGTTCTGCAGGGGAAATCCATCACCTTTAACGGACAGTCCATGACGATGGAGAACCTCAGTGAAATTCAGAAGGGGCGGAACTACTGGGAGCGCCGGTTAAGCACGATGCTGGCGGCGCAGCGCGGGCGACCGCAGTACCGGCTGGCGAGGTTCCCGCGATGAGCCTGATTGATGATGCCATTGGCCTGTTTTCACCGGGCTGGAAAGCCTCCCGGTTGCGGTCCCGTGTGGCAATCAATGCCTACGAGGCAGCATTACCGACGCGCACGCACCGGGCGAAGCGGGAAAACCGCAACGCAAACCAGCTCACGCAGTTTGCTGGCCGGTCAATCAGGGAGCAGGCGCGCTGGCTGGACAATAATCACGATCTGGTGATTGGCCTGCTGGACAAACTCGAAGAGCGCATTGTCGGCGCGCGCGGAATTGTGGTTGACCCCCAGCCCATCCTGAAAACGGGGCTGGTGGCCGATGAACTCTCTAAACAGATCCGGGCAGCCTGGGCGGAGTGGTCTGTTTCCCCCGATGTGACAGGACAGTTTACCCGGCCTGTCCTTGAACGGCTGATGGCAAGAACCTGGCTGCGCGACGGTGAGGTTTTCGGCCAGATGGTCCGGGGTTCTGCACAGGGACTCACTCCGACGGCCGATATTCCTTTTTGGATCGAGGCGCTGGAGCCAGACTACATTCCGCTGGAGATGAACGATACCGGGAAGGGGATTTGTCAGGGGATCTATCTCAACAGTTGGGGATGCCCGACAAAGTATGTCGTCTACAAAAATCTGGTGACCTCCGGCGTTGCACTGGGCAATACCAAGGAAATTGCTGCAGACGGCATGATGCACCTGAAATTCATGCGCCGTCTTCATCAGGTCCGGGGAAACAGCCTGCTGTCCGGCATCCTGATCCGCCTGAGCGCGCTGAAAGAGTATGAAGATGCTGAACTGACGGCCGCCCGTATTGCTGCTGCGCTGGGTATGTACGTGAAAAAAGGCGACGGGCAATCCTACGGCGATGCCGGTGGTAATGACAAAGACTCCCGCGAACTCAACATCGAGCCCGGGATGCTCTTTGATGAACTGGAGCCCGGCGAAGAAATCGGAATGATTAAATCGGACCGGCCGAATCCCAACCTTGAGACGTTCCGCAACGGGCAGCTCAGGGCGGTAGCCGCCGGCAGCCGCAGCAGCTTTTCCAGCATATCCCGTAACTACAACGGCACTTACAGTTCTCAGCGTCAGGAGCTGGTGGAGTCCTTTGAAGGCTACGGCATTCTTCAGGATGCATTTATTGCCGCCGTGACCCGACCGATGTACCGCAGCTGGTTGCAGATGGCGATCACCGCGGGCGTGATCAACATTCCGCCCGATGTGGACATGGCGACGTTGTTTAATGCGGTCTACAGCGGGCCGGTGATGCCGTGGATTGACCCGATGAAAGAGGCCAACTCGTGGCGCGTGCTGTTGCGCGGCGGCGCGGCAACGGAAGGTGACTGGGTCAGGGCGCGCGGCGCGAATCCGGGCGATGTAAAACGCCGCCGCAAGGCGGAGGTCGATGAAAACAAAACGTTAGGTCTGGTCTTCGACACGGACCCGGCAAACGATAAAGGGGAAGCCAGTGCGAAAGAATCGAAGAAATAAACTGGGTGCGTCACCCAAAGCCTCCGCGGGGGACAAAAGCTGGTTCCGCATGAAGGCCAGCGGTGACAAGACTGCTGATATTTATATTTATGACGAGATTGGTTACTGGGGCGTGACCGCCCGTCAGTTCGCCAGCAGCATGAAAGCGCTGGGCGATCTGGACCATATCAACCTGCATATCCACTCGCCGGGCGGCGATGTCTTTGACGGCATTGCCATTTACAACCTGCTTAACAGCCATACGGCGAGCAAAACCGTGTATATCGACGGTCTTGCCGCCTCAATGGCCTCGGTGATTGCCATGGTGGGCAATCCCATCATCATGCCTGAAAACGCCATGATGATGATCCACAAGCCCTGGGGGATCACCGGCGGCGATGCCAACGACATGCGCGACTATGCCGATCTGCTGGACAAAGTCGAGGCCGTGCTGATCCCGTCCTATGCCAAAAAAACCGGCAAAACCCCTGACGAACTTGCCCTGATGCTGGGTGAGGAAACGTGGATGACCGCGCAGGAGTGCCTTGAGCACGGTTTTGCTGACCAGATTTCTACCGCGGTGCAGGCAATGGCCCGCATTAATTCAAAACGTATCGAGGAATTCGACGCTATGCCAAACGCACTGAAAAACATGATCACCAAGCCGAAAGCGACGACTCAGAATCAGCCGGAACCGCAGAATCCACCTGTTGCGCCTGTTGTTCCTGGCCCCGCAGCGCTGGATGAAAACACCATCCGAAATCAGGTTATTGCCGCGCAGAAACAGCGCGTCACGGGGATCAAAGACCTGTTCGCGATGTTTGGCGGCCGCCATCAGGAATTACAGGCGTCATGCATTGAAGATATCGACTGCACGGTCGAACAGGCCAAGGACAAGCTGCTGGTGATGCTGGGGAAGGATGCCAGCCCGTCGAATAAAAACGGTGGCAATGCGCACATTCATGCCGGCAACGGGAATTTCACCGGCGACGGTATCCGCCAGGCGCTGATGGCGCGCGCAGGCTACGAAGACCGGCAGAATGACAACGTGTATAACGGCATGACCCTGCGCGAATATGCGCGCATGTCGCTGACCGAGCGCGGCGTCGGCGTTGCGGCTTATAACCCGATGCAGATGGTGGGGCTGGCGATGACCCACACCACCTCGGATTTTGGCAATATTCTGCTGGATGTGGCGAACAAATCTCTGCTGCAAGGCTGGGAAGAGTCACAGGAAACCTTTGAAGCCTGGACGAAGAAAGGGCAGCTCTCTGACTTTAAAACGGCGCACCGCGTCGGGCTGGGCGGCTTCCCGTCGCTGCGTAAGGTACGCGAAGGGGCGGAATACAAATACGTCACGACCACCGATAACAGCGAGACCATTGCGCTGGCCACCTACGGTGAAATTTTCTCTATTACCCGTCAGGCCATCATCAACGACGATCTGAACCAGCTGACCGACGTGCCGATGAAAATGGGCCGCGCCGCGAAGGCCACCATCGGCGATCTGGTGTATGCCGTGCTGACCGGTAACCCGAAATTGTCAGACGGTAAGGCGTTGTTCAGCAGCGATCATAAAAACCTGGCAACCGGTGCCATTGACGTCACGAATCTGGATGCGGGCCGCCAGCTGATGCGCGTTCAGAAAGAGCCAACCACCGGCCGCACCCTGAATATCCGCCCGGCGTTCCTGCTGGTGCCAACCGCCCTCGAAACCGTGGCAAACCAGACCATCAAATCTGCCAGCGTGAAAGGCGCCGACGTTAACGCCGGTATCATCAACCCGATCCAGAACTTTGCGACGGTGATCGGTGAACCGCGTCTGGACGATAACAGTGCCAAGTCCTGGTACCTGGCCGCTGCACAGGGTATGGACACCATCGAGGTGGCTTATCTCAACGGTGTCGAGCTGCCTTACATCGATCAGCAGGAGGGGTTCAGTTCTGACGGTATTGCGACGAAAGTGCGCATTGATGCCGGTGTTGCGCCGCTCGATTACCGCGGTCTGGTGAAATCTTCCGGCCAGTAATCCTCCTCCCGCGTTGCCCGAATGCCCGTAAGGGCTTTTTTTATACCTAAAATTCGCCCCCTTCCGGGGCGTCTGGAGTTTTTCAATGGCTAAGAATTTTGTACAGGAAGGTCAGACGATTTCCATTACCAACACCGGCGCTGCCACCATCGAGAGCGGCGACCCCGTGGTACTGGGTTCCCTGCTGGTTGTCTCTCTGGTGGATATTGCCCCGAATGAAACCGGCACGGGCATGGCCGAAGGGGTATTCCTGCTGCCGAAAGTCTCCGCCGATGCGATCCCCGCTGGCACAAAAGTGTATATCGCGGACGGTGAAATCCAGCTGGCGTCTGCGGATGCCGTGGCCGCTGGCATTGCCTGGGACGCTGCCGCCGCGGGCAGCACCGTCGTTGAAGTGAAAATCAATGGCTAACGCCTTTGATGCGTTGGCCGCGCGGATGGATGCGGTCACGACCGCGCGGTTTGGGCGGGAGGTGGTAATCAATAGCACCGTGTTTATCGGTGTTGAAAGCCATTTTCTGCCCGAGATGGGGCCGATGAGCGGCGATGGCCTGTCTGTTGTGGTTTTTTCTCCCGATTACCGGCCGCACCGTAACGATCAGGTGGTTTATCAGGGAGAAAGTTACATCGTCACCCGTCATCAGATGTTTAACGGGAAGCCACAAATCTGGCTGGAGTAAGGGGAGGGAATATGACCATCAAAGGGCTGGAGCAGGCCATCGCCAATATGAACAGTATCAGTTCGACGGCCGTTCCCCGCGCCTCGGCGCAGGCGGTTAACCGGGTGGCGGGGCGGGCCATCAGTCGCAGCAGCAGCACGGTGTCGAAGGAAACCAAGGTGCCGAGAAAGCTGGTCATGCAGCGTGCAACACTGAAAAAGGCCACGATAAACAGGCCGGTTGCCACGTTAAAAATCAACCGGGGTAATTTACCGGCCATCAAGCTGGGCGCGGCGCAAATGCGTGTTTCACGCCGTCAGGGCAACCTGCGCGGGCAGGGCAGCGTACTCAAAATAGGCCGCTTTACCTTTCGGAATGCGTTTATTCAGCAACTGGCTAACGGCCGGTGGCATGTGCTCCAGCGTTCCGGGAAAAGCCGGTACCCGATTGAGGTCGTGAAGATACCGTTAACCACCCCACTTACGGAAGCGTATACCGCAGAAACACACCGTCTGATGCAAAGCGATATGCCGAAGGAAATGGCTTCCGCCCTGAAAAATCAACTGAGGCTGATCATTAAACGATGATAAAGCACCCCAAAATACGCAAAGCCGTGCTGGATGCGCTGAAACTTTCGGTGACCGATCCTTCCGTCACCTGGTATGACGGCCGCCCGAGTTTTCTGACCGCTGAAGACCTGCCCGCCGTTGCCGTCTACCTGTCCGGTGCTGAACCCACGGGGGAAACCCTTGATGAAGATGAGTGGCGGGCGACGCTTCACGTGGAGGTATTTCTTAAGGCGGTGAGTCCTGACACGGATCTCGACCTGTGGATGGAACAAAACACTTACCCCGTTGTGGGTGACATTCCGGCGCTTTCAGACCTTATCGAAAACATCACGCCCGAAGGCTATGACTATCAGCGCGATGATGAAATGTCGACGTGGGGCTCCGCTGACCTGCGTTACACCCTGACTTACTTAATGTGAGGAATTTATGACCACACAACTCGAACCGACCAAAGGCGCGGGCACCACCCTCTGGATTTACACCGGCAGCGGCGATCCCTACGCCAATCCGTTATCGGATCAGGACTGGACCCGGCTGGCGAAAATCAAGGAGCTGACGCCGGGAGAAATGACGGCGGAATCCTACGACGACACGTACCTCGATGATGCCGACGCCGACTGGAACGGCACGGCGCAGGGGGCCAAATCTTCAGGGGACACGTCGTTTACACTGGCCTGGAAGCCCGGCGAGAGCGGGCAGCAGGATCTGGTTAACTGGTTTTACGATGGCGCAGTGCGCGGGTACAAAATTCGTTATCCCAACACCGCTGTTGATGTCTTCCGTGGCTGGATCAGCAGCCTGGGCAAAGCGGTGCCGGTAAAAGAGGTGATCACCCGGACGGTGAAAATCACCAATACGGGCAAACCGGCGCTGGCCGAGAGCAATCAGACCGCTGCAGTACCCGTGACCGGCGTGACCGTCACGCCGTCAACCACCAGCGTGGTGGTCGGACAAAATGCGGTGATCACCGTGGCGGTGCTTCCGGACGGCGCGACAAACGGCGCGTTTAATGTTGCGTCTGCCGATCCGACCGTCGCCACGCTGACGGTGTCGGGTAATACCGTCACGGCGAAGGGCCTTAAAGCGGGCACGACACAGATCATCGTGATGACCAATGACGGCCAGAAAGTGGCTATCTGCACACTGACCGTCACGGCGGCATAACGGAGCGAGCATGTTTTTAAAATCAGAACTGTTTGAGTTCAACGGGGCAAACGCCACGCTGTACGAGCTGTCGGCGCTGCAGCGCGTCGAGCTGTTGCATTATCTGGCCGCGCAGGAAAAAGCGTTGCCCAACGATGAGCCCGACGAACAAATCCTGTCAGCCGCGCTGGTTGAACTGAATATCCGGGCGGGTGCGATGGTGGTGGCCATGTCCCTGTGGCACAGCGAGTCGCCGAAGCCGGATATTCACGACCTTCAGCAACAGGTGATGAGCACATGGCCGGTCGAGGCCATCGGGAAAGCGGATACCCAGGTCAAAGTGCTGTCGGGCATGATGGCAATCACTCAGACAACCGGACAGGAAGCCCCGGAGCCCGAAGTATCCGAAGGATCAGACAGCCAAGGGGAAACAGCGGAAAAGCGCTAACCCGTGAAAAGGACTTTGTCATGAAGCTGGCGCGTGAGTTCAGACGGCCTGACTGGCGCGCCATGCTTGCTGATATGTCCTCCAGCGATCTGGAGGAATGGCACCGATTTTATGCGTCCCATTACTTCGACGATGCGCTGCTTGATGCACATTTCGCCGCGCTGAACCTCAATATTTTGTCGCTGGTATGCGGGGAAAACGATCTTAACGTGGGTCATTTCAGTCTGCTAAAACCTCACGTCGTGGAAGAGCAGCCGGATCCCGATGATGAACAGTTAATGGCTATCGCAGAAGGTCTGTCAGGAGGAGTCCGCTATGGCCCAGCCAGTGGGTGATTTGGTCGTCAGCCTCGATGTTGATGCCGCAAAATTTAATGAACAGGTCAGTTATGTACGCAAGCAATTTACCGGTTTAGGGGCGGACTCGACGAAAGCCGGGACGCAGGTTCAGCAGGCATTCTCTAAACAGGAGCTTGCGGCACAGCGTGCGGGTATTTCCATCGGGCAATATAAACAGGCAATGCGGATGTTGCCTGCTCAGTTCACCGATATTGCCACCCAGCTGGCCGGCGGGCAAAGCCCCTGGCTGATCCTCCTTCAGCAGGGCGGTCAGATTAAAGATTCGTTTGGCGGGGTCGGGAACGTTGCCAAAATACTGCTGACATACATTACGCCGCTCAATGCGGCTATCGGCGTCGCTGCTGCCGTTTTTGGCAGCCTGGGCCTGGCGGTTTATAAAAGTCAGCAGGAGATTGCCGAAGCCAGCAAGATTATTCAGGAGTCCCTGGGTTTAAGTGGTGGCGCAGCGGAAAAGCTGGCGCAAAATATCCGGGCTATTGCCGATTCTTCTGGCGCGTCGATTAAAAGCGTTGCCGATCTCTTCATCACCACAAAAGATGGTGCTGACGAAGCCACGCGGAAAATGATTGCGGTCGGCTTCAGCTATCTGGATGCCAAAGCCAAGGTCAGTGAATACAAAGACTCATCTGATTTTACCAACCTCAACACCCAGATCGAAGCGCACCGGCTTAAGGTTCTCGGTATTCCGGATGCGTGGACGGACGCGGAAGAGGCGGTCAGAAACTATTATTCGGGGGTGAATTTAGGCAAGCAAAGTGCGGCATTGGGCGGTGCTATTGATCCCATCGTTGGCGTTCTTGAGCAGGCGAAGCAGTTAAGGGGGGACCTCACAAAAGCCACGACAGACGGGAACCTGGCAACACAGAAATCCGTGGAGTGGATAAATAAGGAATATCTGGCCACGGATGCTGTTGCAGGGGCTGAAGCGAAACTCAAAGAGGCACGGGAACAGTCACGGAAAATTGCCTTTTCGGGGGATGCGACCGCTATCGCGAATGCGCAAAAACTCATTGCCCTGCGTGAGAAAGAAGTCGAGCAGGCAAAGAAACGGCTGGAACCCAAAAAACAGCGGGTCACCACGTCTGCGGGAGACCGGGCAGAAGACAGCGCGCAGGGGGACTTACTGAGTCTGCAGGCACAGCTTAAGGTG